ACCGAACAGTGCGTTCAGGCCGGGGAGCAGCTCTTTCAGTAGTTGTGCGCGTGAAATAGCCATTTAAGTTTCCCCTTACAGTCCGACTGGGTTGTTGTACGCATGACCGCCCGTAACCACGCCCGTCGCCTGCACTACATAAGCTGCATTGAACTTAACGATGATTTCTGGGTAGTAAATCGTACTGCTATATGTGAATGCCGTATCGGGCACCACATCAATGATTCGCAACGGCAATGTTTGTGTCGTTGCACCGGTTGCAATATCTACTGCGTAACGGCTGTCCTTGGTCGTGGTATTCAAGGTGTTTGCAACCATAGCCACGTTCAGACCGATGTCTGTGTACTGGAAACCAGACGTGGTCGAAACTACCGTGGTTCCACTAACGCCACAAACCTGGAACAGCTGATCTGGATCTTCACAGACATAAGCAACGATATAAGTGTTGCTTGCTACTGCGGTGCCAGAAATCCATGCTTGCGAGAACGTGGGTTGACCAGTTACAGCAGAAACAAACGTACAGCCCATGAACACACCAGCAAAGCCAGTGGTAGGGGCGGTAGTTGTCTCGGTACAAACAACAATGCAACCATTGTTGTCAAACTTCACAGGGTCACCAAAACCAATGCTCGATGCGCTGGAGTTTACGATCCGGCGCTGACGAGTGGCTCCGGCAAACACCTGACCGCCGATCAAGTTGATCGGACGCAGGCCATATGGGCCTGAAATCGTCGGGTAAGCCATTTGAGTTACTCCAAATGAGGTTATCTTTTACCGAATTGGACCTCGGTGCGTCTGTCATTAAACAGTGGCATCCGTGGGTCGTTTTCGCGCATAAAGTTGCTGTCCACACTCTTCATCCAATCGTTGGCTTGCTTCAGGTAATGGGTATTACGCTGATCAACCATCTCAACGGGAGCGCGGCACAACATTAATCCACCAATCTCAATATTGCCGGTTTGAGGTCCGGTTGCGAGCAGGGCTCGGGTTACCTCGGGATAGTCTTCCCACTTGCATGGTTCAAATCCATCCTGATGACGGCTGGCTACATTCCTTGCGTCGGACTGCCCCAGTACTGCGGTGCGTACCCAACGATGTCTCCAACCATCCCGCGGGAGAGGATCAGGCAATGAGCTTGGCGGCTTCCATTGCTTCGGACGTTCCGTGGTTTCACGGGTCTGTGCTTCTCTGGATTCGCGGCTCATAACTTTCCTTCCATGCGTAGTTTTGCCAATTCCATGGCGTATTTTTCAAGCGGAACTCCAAGCCTCTTGGCCGTATTAGCTTCTGAGGTTGTCAGCTTCAGTTTTTTAGGTGGCGAGCTGCGCGTTGCCGGGGCAACCACCGAAGCAGGAGGCTTTGCTTTTTCCTCTGGCGGCTCCCGATCGCCAAAGTACTCAGGGAATTTCTCCCTTACGCGAGAATTAATCTTCTCGTAATACTCATCCGTCAATGCGTAATGTTCGCCATTTTCCCGAGTAAGCTTTTTATGCAGGCCCATGGCAAAAAACGTCATCTCATCATCTACCCCAGGCTCGCCTGATTGACCAAACCACTTATTATTGGCCTTCCAGGTTTCTGCTTTGCGGTCCTGATAAGTATTCTGCTGAACATTATAAGCAGGGTTTTGTTGCTGTGGCAACTCGGGCGCTGGTTCGGGCGCAGCGGGTTTGAAGTTTTTAACCCGATCAGCCTTTAACATCGCCACATTTAATGCTTTCTGGGCTGCCAATATCCTGTCAGATTCTTGGCTATCCAACGCCTCTTTATAACTACGCTCTGCCTCAGCTACCTCTTTATCTGTGGCAAATTGCATCGTCTTTATTAACGTGCTTTCACCCGTAGTTAGTTTCTCTTTCAGCTTTGCATTTTCTTCAGCAATTTGTTTTGCATAGGCAATAGCTGCCTCACGCTCACGCTGCGCCTCTTCCTTGGCTCTGCGCTCATCGTGATACCCATGCTTCAAATGCTGAATGCGTTTCTTTACATTATCTGAATACTGTTTGATTTCATCATCAGGTATCTCAGATGGATCACCCTTTAATGGCGTCGCATTCCTATCCGCCTCGGGGCGATCGTCAACAATCTCGATCTCTGCCTCACCCTCGACTTCAAATTCAATCTTCTCTTCACTCATAACTTCCCCTTTATGCGCGGCTATAGCCACGAGGATCTTGAACCACACCCTCTATGGTGTCGTCGTTGATCAAACGAAACTCCCGTCCATGAATCTTGAACCGGGTTCCTGAATAAGCACGCACTAAAACAAAATCGCCTTCCTTGCACCATGGTCCCGTTGGAAACTTTGCCGCATCCTTGTAGCAATCCGGTCCCATCTTCAGTACAAACAAAACAACCGTGCTGAACTCTTCAATTTTTGCAAGCGAATCAGGCTTGAATAAACCATTGGCAAACTTATCCTCTACCTCTGGTAAGGCGCATAACATCCGATAACCCGTGGGCTCCGGGAGTTGCGTTGCTTCCTGCTGAGAATCCTCAGTAATATCACTCATCGTATTCCTTCATTCGATTGGCAAGGTCTTCGTTGATGCGCCTTGCGACCAAAAGACCTTGAATCTGGCCGCAGACGAATTTGTACTCCTCAAAACTCTTCATGCTCCCTTGCGAGAGTTGCCCTTCTAAATACCTAATCTGCTTATCAATCTCTAGCTCTACAGCTTCGGCGTAATTCATTTACCCATCCTTGCTAAAGACTGATCGCGCTGAATATCCGCCGCCTTATCAATCATCTTGGCCGCTATATTCTGCTCAGCTATCTGGTTCATGCTCTGAATCCGTTGCTGCTCAAGCATCACCTTGTCCTGCTGAGCCTGTGCTTTCAACATAATGTCAGCCTGATCCTTCTGAGCCTCGCGCTGCTCCTTCTGCTGCTTAAGCGCCAACTCTGCCTGTTGCATCTGGATCAAAGGATCTTGTGCTTGCTGTTGAGCCTGCTGTTGTTGAGCCTCTGCCATGTGCTGCTGTAGTAACTGCTGAGCACCTCGCGCTGCAAGCCTTGAGATTTCAACCTCGAAGTCTTCAGGTAAAGGCTGATCTGGTGGTGGTAATGGCACACCAAGCTGCTGCTCGATCTGCTTGCGGTACAAGAACGCCATGTGCTCATTGATATGGGCCATGGCCGCAGCCATCATCACACCGCCTTGGGGATTTTGCTGCACCTGCTGTCTCAGCATCGGATCTTGGATAGCCGCCGTATGGACCGCCAAGTGAGCCTCATGATCTTGGTAGATAAAGGCTTTTACTGGCTGCATCGTCAGTATGGCCATGTTCTCCGATACCGGATCACGAGGTTGCTCTGCCTTAGCTGCTGGGATCAGCTTATCAATGTTCTTGATACCCAAGACTTCCAACATGCGCTTATGTAACTCTGGCATGTCATAGATCTGTGGAGCCTGTGCTGCCAACTGTAGTACTGCTTGATACTGCGTAACCCGCTGTGCAAGGGTTGTTGCATTAGGATCAGATACTGGTATGACATCAACCAAGTCATAGTCAGCTTGTTTGACCAGCCTTCCGCCAGGCGCATCTACATCGTAGCTATATTCTGTAGGTGCATAGTCTCTAATAATAGAGGCAAGAAGCTTAAACTCCTGACGCATGGAGTAATGAAGCCTTGCCTGCACCGCAGACATGACCTTGAGGGTTCTCTCCAATACGGCAAGCGTCGTACCAACCGGTGTATTCGCGGACAAGTCCGAAATCTGCATATCAGCCGTTGCAGCAAACCGGCGCCCTTCCTGAACTATCGTCTGTAGCAACTGGTAAAGAACCTGACTTGGCTCTTTGTAAGGTAGCGGAAGGATGTTGTCCCTAATAGAACCTGATGGCACATCCACATCCCTGAACTCACCCGGCGCGATCGGTGTGTCATCACCCTTCACTCGCAGGCCACGGGACTTCAATCCACCCGGAAGGTTCGATAACGTACCCGCATCTACCAACTGACGAATCAAAGACGTGCCCGACTTGGCAAACGCACCTACCAAGTGAATTAATCCAAAGCCATAGAACCCAAATCCTGGAATGTACGGGTAATGGACAAAGTGCATCCGCTTGAGCTTTAACGGATCCTCTTCATACCAGTTCCTACGAATGGCTAGGATCTTGTTTGTGCTTTCATCAATCGTCACCACATAAGGCAGTGCAATTTCCGTGGGGCCGTTCTTGTCAGTATCCTCAAATCCTGGAAGATCTAGCTCTACGTGCATCTCAAGAATGCGATACCTGTCATCCATCGTGGCTGACATACCTTCTTCTTCAGCCTTACGCTTTTCTACCTCACTTAATACCGTGGACGGCTCGCCCAAATCCACATCTCGCCAGAATCCTGCGTGCTGAAGCTTCCTCACTTCATTTTGTGTCTTACGCATGATGTGCGTAATCCTTGGCGCCGACCTTAAATCGCTTGCACCAAAGGGAACCACAATATCCTCTGCCGGAATAAACATAGATACCGGCCGTCCAAGCGAAGGATCGTAGTAAACCTTCTTAAATGCCGACCCTGCCAAGGCCAAAGACCAAAGCATCTTCTCGTGCTCAGGTCTGTACTCAGGCATCTCTTCCGTTAAACGGTAGTTCATGTCATCTTTGACACGCTCTGCCGCATCCTCTTTCTCTTTAGTAAGCGATCCAACAATCTGCGTCTTCACCGGCCCCGAGGCAGGGAAAGTCTCCATGATGGATTCAGCTTGGAACCGTACAGCAGCCTCTGACAGTAGTGGATAAAACACACCGCACGCCCCAGGCCATGGTTCTGTACGCTCTTCGTACTTCAAACCAAGAAGCTTCAGTCCATCAGCGTAGGTATCTACCCATTCCTTGCGGGATGACTTGTCTGTCTCATAGTCTTGGATCAGATCACTAGCAATAGAAGCCAGATCCCGGTCATCCATGTACTCAGCAAGGTTGGCATCAAAATCTTCTGGGCTTTCACGCTCTGCCTCAAAGACAATCTCTACGCCATCTGCTGATATGGCTAACGCATCTGGGTTCTCAATCTCAATTTCCACTTCCGTGGGCTCTTCCATGGCGGCATCAAGACCTAATGGCGCAGGATAAAGTGCAGGTTCCATCTTGGCTCCTAGTAATAAGCAACCTTGCGCCGGTATATCGGCTCGCGGTCTTCATCATCTGATTGCAGGCTTAAAAAACCGCCCGTCCTAAAGCGTAATAAGGCTTGGGTCATCGAGTCTACTAGGTCATCATGCTCGCCCGAAGGAAAAGCTGCGACTTCCTCAATCAACTCATCCGCAAACTTACGCTCCGGCACCCAGATCCGCCCCGAAGCAAACAGATCCGATACAGCATTGAGCCTCACAATCTTGTCGTTTCCTTTGGTAGGACTGTACTCGCTGACCGGTATACCCATCCTCCTGAGTTCAAAGACCAACGGGCTTCCTGCTGCCTTGGCTTCAACCAAAAATACATCCGGTTCCCACTCGCGGTAGGTTTCATAAGCCTTCTGCTTAAGTTCAGGGAATTCATATCGGTCCTTAAACGCATCCAGCAAGATGATATTCGTTTCTCCCTCCTCTGTCGTCCACACACCCCATGTAGTACAAGCAGAAAAGTCAGCCCTATTGTGCTTAAGAAACGCCGTGTCCCAACTCTGAATCACAAAATCACATGGCGGCGGCCTATCACCCTCCCAAACCTTCCACCACTCTCGCTTAACAATCGCACCTTCCTCAGCCGTTGGCTGTTGCTGGTACTGAGCATTCCATTTACCTACCGGCAACTCCTCTTTAAGCGCCAGTAACTCCTCTAACTTCCAAAACTCAGGCCAAACAGGTTTACCAGACGGCATAATCGCAGGTAATTCAATCACCTCCCAATCATCACCACCTCTTGTTTGACTTGCTTTAATAACTTGGCCCGTAAGGTCTCTCAACGACCACCTGGTGTTGTGACTAACTACACCGTTTGCTATGAAATTTTCTGTGCGATCAATTTCAACGTCAAAAACTTCTTCCTGTCCATCGGAATCAATCGATATTATTGGGTCCACTGTGAAATCTGAGATACGATGCAGCTCGTTCAAGTATGCCCGGAGTTTTTCCGTATCCAACTGTGAGGTTGCAGTCGTTACATAAGAGCCCTCGAACCTTTCCGGTATCGTGGCAGTGGTCAATGCACAATTTCCCATTCCAATGGGCGCGTGTATTTTTTGTTGATGGGGGCTCACCGCATACATCGCATTTGTTATTGCGCTCTGCAACCATTGCATCGTATTGATCGACAGTAATCCCGTACCTAGATTTGATCCGCGCTGCCCTGCTGGACTCTGCGTCTCTACGCCCCCTGCCTGAAGCCCAGTATTTTTTGGCGTAGTGGTCGTTGCATACCCCATCGCAGTGAACAGGCTTCTCGCAACCTTCTTCAGAACACGTTTTACCTTTCCATTTTCCGTGATACCCAAGCTCTCTGCGTGGTGCATCAGGGTTTTTTCGGTGGTAGCTTTCTTTTGATTGGCATGGTCCGCACATGCCAGGTTTTGTTTTTGACCTTGACGGCCTGCCGCACCCTTCAACGATACAAGTAAATCCCCGACCCTCAGTTGTTCCAATCTGGTCCATTCCAAGACTCCTTCATTCATAACAAGAAACGGATGCCTCTTGTTTGCACGGAGTATTTTACCAGATCGTGTTTGTATTTTGTATATGGCATCAACACCACTTGATCGCCAATTATTGACTTTGCTTGTGGTTAGCAATCCTTTGTCAAAGGTAGCTACAAGATCATTTTTTCTTATTGCGCCTAGAGGCTTTTCCGTTCCGTCTGCCATCAAAACTGGGGTATCCCCAGTCATGCACATTACAATAATAATGGCCCCGCCAGGCTGTAATCGCTGCCTCGGCCCTGACGTATACCATTCATATACTGAATCAAATATATCTGGTTTATGAGCCGCTAATTTTGCTTCTTGTTCTGAATGCGGATCATCAATAATTAATAAATCAGCGCCTTTACCCGTCACAGAACCACCAACACCGATGGAAAAATACTCACCACCCTTATTAGTAGCCCATCGTCCAGCCGATTTATTATCTGCTTTGAGTTTTACATCAGTAAATACTTGATTATATTCTTCTGAATCAATTAAGTTTCTAACTTTACGTCCAAAACCAACAGCTAATTCAGCAGTATGTGAGGTCTGTATTATCTTTTTATTCGGATTCTTACCCAAAAACCAAGCAGGTAATAAATAACTTGCAAACTCAGACTTGGTATGTCGAGGCGCCATATTAATAATAAGACGTTTATTATGTCCATTAACAACATTTTCAAACGCCTTAGCCACTACCTCATGATGTTTACCAGGAATAAACCCTGGCCACATGCGTTTTACAAACCCCATGAAATCATTTTGAGCATGGGACTTTGCATCTTCCCTCTCTAACTCCTCTATCTCCTGAAGCAGTATCCGCTGCTCATCCTCAGTAAGTAGATGAAGCTTCCCGGCAGCTGCTTTGGCTAACTGCCTAATGTCCATCTTTCTTCCTAACCACCCGAACACTCCTAGGCTTACCGGGCGTTTTCTTCAAATACCCCTGTTTACACAGACTCTTCACCAGTCTATGCACATTACTCTTACTATCCTGTAGCAAGACAAACCGTATGTCGTCATACGAAGGACCAAAGTGATACAACTCCCACCAAGTCTTCACAGCCAGCAGGACTTTTGCCTCTGCCTGTGTCATATCAAACCTACCAAAATAAACCCAACACCCCACATCATCAAAACACCAGCAAAGTAATTCTGCGATGAATGCGATCTAGCCGGCGGCCCGTTCTCTGCCACCTTGTACCCAGCATACAGAAGCACAAGACCAACCACGATCTTCACTTCAACTCCCTAATCAACCCAGCACACACCTTCGCCCCAGGGTCCTTGGTATTCCTACCCCAGTCCTCACAAACCAAAGCACACCTCTCCCTCTCATGTATCTGTACTAACCTCATAAAAGACAACAAATCCCCAGTAGTACCTATCCACCCACCATCCCCAACCTTCATACCAGCACTACTGGCCATCTTCACCAGATTCATTCAACCTCCTCTGCACCTCTTCCCTAGCTTCCTCCCTAGGCTGCCACTCTATCTTCGGCACCTCCCCCATCGTCTCCGCATACCACCTCTTCGGATCCTCCCATATCGGCCTCTCCTTTTTTTTCCTACCCCCCGTATGGGAACCCACTCCCTCTTCCATGGGGGCCTCTTCTGAGGTAATTCCGCCCATGGACGGAATTGTAGACTTTAGTAGGGGGTGGGGGTCTTCTTCTGGGGCATCCAAAGAATGATCGGATGGTTCGTGTGGAGGTAAATTTTTTGAAGATGATTCGTGTGGATTATTGGACCTAGCGCCGCCCCCAGCCCCCTGGCCGCTTTGCCCCTCCCCCCCTACCGTGGGGTCGCCCTCGTGCGCCTGCGCTTGTGCGGGTGGGTGCTCGCGCGTGTGCTCGTGCGCGTCCACGTCAATCACCCCGCCGAGTCGGGCTAGCTTTTCCCGCAAGCGTGCCGTGGTATCGCCTGCGCGTTCGTGCGTGATGACGGTGCGAGTCTGGAAGGCGTCGACGTCCGCAAGCTTGCCGAGTAGCTCGAGCGCACGCAGTCGGTCGCCGGGTTTTTGAGCCGTTCGCGCCTCATGCTGGAGAGAGTCGACGACAAAGTTTCTTATGTCGAGGGGGTTTTGCGAATACCTCAATCTGTTAACGCTCGTTTGCTGATCAATCCCTGCACGCACTTTTGGATTGGCCGCAATCCTGCTAGCTGTGCTGCTAATCGTGCTGCTACTGCCGCTCACGTCATACGCTTGCAAGTAAGCCTCTCGGTTAGTAGCTCCCGCTGCTACCGCTTGCACGAATTGTTTTTGCTTGGCTGTTAGGTCGACGTGAGGCATAAGCACTCTATCTGCTGGTATCCCTCTTCCCATTGCCCTTACTGCTGCCGCTGGTAGCTCAGGCGCCTCACTTGCCATGCTTTGCCCTTCCCTTGCCGTGTGAACGTTATGCGAACGCATTATGACCGTTTATCTGCCGCAGTCAACCGTCCGTCCGAAAGGCCGATTGTCGCAGACGAATGGTCGGTTACAGCTGACAATTGGCTATTGACAGCTGACGTATTGCCACCGATACTAGCGAAGCAGTACCCAACCCCTTACACAACTTGGAGCAAACGACATGAAAAGCGAATATCAATTAAGCCTTGAACTTTGGGCTAAGAATTTGACCAACGATCAGCTTAGTAATTGCATGAACTTTTTAGATCGTTTTAGCGATCAAGAACTTGACGTTTTGTTTTTTGAAGATCTACGACGTTTAGGCAATGTTGATTATAAAAAGGCAATCGCCTAATCAACCCCGCCCCTTCGGGGGCTTTCCCTTGGAGACTTTCCCATGCTAACCCTTGATTACATCCAAGACCCTGGCCATGGCTGGATTAGTGCCGACCGCGCCATGCTTGCCCGCCTTGACTTGCTCGAGCATGTCTCGCCTTACTCATACTGCGATGGCGATCTAATCTGGCTCGAGGAGGATTGCGATGGCCCGCGCTTTTGTGCAGCCCTTAGCCGCGCCGGTATCAATTACCGCATCATTGAAACGCACACTCGAGGTTATGCCTGGATTCGATCGCTCCCACGTTACCAAGCCTAAGAGCCTAGCCCATCGCCTCGCGTGCGGGGCTTTGGGGTGTGCTTTTGCACCATAACCAGAGAGAACCAATGAAAAAACTGATTAACCGGCTAGCCCTTAGGCTTGCACCCTTTACTGTGCGCGTGCTTAGCTCAGACCGCACTTATACCCACAAGGCGCACACCTACGCCGATGCGCTCTCATGGGCCCAGCAATACCCGGCCGACTGGGGTCGCGTCATTATCACCGGCCGGTTCGGCCGCGCCATCGCAGAGCGGGGGCAGGCATGAGCAGAGAAGCCATGAAACACACACCGGGGCCGTGGAACTACGACAGAAGCGGCTATTCCT